TAGAAGACCTACACACAATGCTTGGTCTAAAGTCAAAAGATTTCGATATTTCAGATGTATACTCACCAACCTATTTAGGTGACTTACATTCGTTTTTATCAACCCAAAAACAACCATGAACCCACTAAAAATCACGTTCTCTGATCTATCAACTCAAGAGACAGATATCATCTTTGCAGGACTAGGAAGTCTCCCAATGGCACAAGTCGAGCAACTGGTGAACAAACTCAGACAACAAGTAGCAATCCAGGTCAGCCAGTATCAGGCAAAGATTCAAAAGGAAAGCGAACAAACGGACGGAAACCCAGTCCAATAAAGATTTTGGGACGGTAATACGGGTTAGCGCCGTAAATCACGAAGAATTGGTGCACAAAAAGAACGCTGCTTTATGCGAACCGTCCCAAATTTAACAAGTATGAGGATTGACGGCAAGGAATGAAATATTTTCCCTGCGTGGAGGTAGCTCACAAAGGAGAGCAACAGATGTCTGAGTTCGGTAGCCAAGCCGATAAAAAGCTGAAGACCGTCTGTTTTAAGTTATCGTGCTAAAAATAGGGATGAACCTTTGATAACATCCCCGCCATTACCAGTCCTCATACCTGTTAATAAACAAATAGTTTGCAATACGTCAATTTAAGCATACAATTGGCAACCATGAAGAAAACAGTTAAATCACACCCCAACCCAATAGGCAGACCATCCCTTTACAAAGAGGAATATGCCAAAGAATTAATAGATTATTTCAATCAGCCCGCATACTCGGAGAAAACAATTATTCTCCCCAACGGAGTAGAACGGACTGAAAGATTATCTAATCTATTCCCCACACTAACCCGATTTGCAGCCAGTAGAGGGGTCACAAGAGACACTTTACATGAATGGGCTAACGCAAAAGATGAGAACGAAAGACTTAAACATCCTGAGTTTTCCGACGCATATAAAGTTGCAAGGCAGTTACAAGAGTCTGTTTTAGTCGAAGGTGCGACTGCGGGAGTGTTTAACGCACAGTTTTCAATCTTTACCGCAAAGAACATCTTAGGATGGCGAGACAAGACCGAACAAGAAATTACCGGAGCATCTGGTGGCCCACTTCTTATGCAAGTAGCTACAGACAATGACGCTTAAGTACACCGAGAAACAACTAGAGGCAATGAAGTTGATGAGTGGGGATGCCACTTACATCATGCTTTTTGGTGGATCACGTTCAGGAAAGACTTTTACGATTGTTCGGCAGATTGTTACCAGGGCAATCAAGGCAGGAGGGTCAAGGCACACAATCCTACGTTTCAGGTTCAATCACGTTGTCAACTCAGTGGTGTACGACACTTTTCCGAAAGTAATGAAAGTCTGTTATCCAACGGTCAAATACAAGCTAGACAAGACACACTGGTTTGCCAAGTTTGACAATGGAAGTGAGATTTGGTTTGGTGGACTGGATGACAAGGAACGGACGGAGAAGATTCTAGGTATGGAGTTCTCAACGATCTACCTGAACGAATCCAGTCAGATAGCTTGGCCTTCGGTTGGGATAGCAATGACCAGGTTAGCTCAAAAAGTCAATCAACAGATCATTGTGGACAAAAAGATTGAGATGAAGCCTCTTAAGCCGAGGATGTTCTTTGACTGCAACCCGCCCGATAAGAACCATTGGACTTATAAGTTGTTTGTTCAAACGAGAGACCCAGAGACAGGGATTAATTTGTACGATCCAGAGGATTACAAGTATTTCCAGATCAACCCAAAGGACAACCAAGAGAATCTATCCGATGGGTACATCAAGACACTTGAGGGATTATCAGCAAGGCTTAGAAAACGATTTTTAGAGGGAGAGTTTACCGATGCTAACCCTAACCAGTTATTTACAGACCTTTATTTTGACCGGTGGAGAACTCAAGAGGAAGATTTACCCGAGTTTGTGCGAGTTGTCGTTGGTGTCGATCCCAGTGGAGCAGGTGATAGTGACAACGCTGACAATGACGCAATTGGCATTGTTGTAGGGGCGCTTGGAACGGATGGAAACGCATATTTACTGGAAGACTGTACGGTGAAGGCAGGGCCTGCAACTTGGGGTAAGGTTGCAACAAGCGCATTTGAAAGGCATAACGCAGACATAATAGTTGGAGAAAATAATTATGGTGGGGCGATGGTTGAAATGGTTATCCAGGCATCACGACCTCGGACTAATTACAAGTCGGTACTTGCCACAAGATCAAAGATGGTCAGGGCAGAGCCGTTTGCTCCACTATACGAACAAGGAAAGATCAGGCATGTAGGTAGGTTTGTTGATTTGGAGGAGGAACTTGGAGGATTTAGCACCAATGGTTACAATGGGTCTAAGTCACCAAATCGTGCAGATGCTTGGATTTGGGTGCTAACTGAGTTATTTCCGGCAATTTTGCGATCAAAAATTGAGAAAAAACCGCAAAACACACCGAAAAAACAATTTAATTCAAACAATTCACCTGGATATTGGATGTAATTATGGCAAATACTACCGAAGACGAAATTGTCAAAAGAGCGCAGGACAACTTTAAACACTGTTTAGACTGGGAGCAAGCGTCAAGACAAAGGTTCAGGGAGGACATGAGATTCCTTTTTGCTGACTCTGACAATCAAGACCAGTGGGAACCGGCAGTAAAAGCCAGGCGGAGGTTAAATACTCAGCCGATGATCACTATTAATAAGGTGCACACTCACTGGTTGCATGTTGTCAACAACCTAAAAGAAAATAAACCCTCCGTTTCGGTACATCCAACCAATGACGAAGCTACTTATGAGGCAGCAGAGATATTTGAGGGATTGGTAAGACACATTGAGTACATCTCCAACGCTAAGACTGCCTACGATATGGCAGCCGAGCAACAAGTTGGTGGTGGAATAGGATATTGGACGGTTACAACTGCCTACGCAGACGATTCAACCTTTGACCAAGAGATATATATTAGGGAAGTCCCTGATGCTATGTCGGTCTACCTTGATCCGCATATTAAGAAAAGGGACGGATCGGACGCTCGATTTGGGTTTATCTATGAAGATATGCCAAGGGAGGAGTTTGAGAAAAAGTACCCTGGCGAATCTGTGCCAATGGCTTATTCCGGTGGCAATCAGTCCTGGGTGACTAAAGACGTAGTTCGATTGGCTACTTATTACGAGAAAGAGACTAAAAAAGAATGGCTTTACTCTATTCCTCAAGCTGACGGTTCTTTAAAGTTTGAGAGACAGTCAGATATGAGCAAAGAGGAAATTAAGATGCTGAATGAGGCAATCCGCATGGGTGCTGACATTGAGCGCAGAAGGATCGACAAGCATGTTATCCACAAGTATTTGATCGGTGGAAACAAGGTATTGGAGAAGGGAATCTGGGCAGGAAAGTACATTCCAATCGTTCGAGTGCCTGGCGAGGAAATGACAATTGAGGGAAGATTAGACCGTAAGGGTCTGGTTCGGTACATGAAAGACGCACAAAGAGCGTACAACTACAACGCTTCTGCTGCACTTGAATATGGTGCTTTACAGTCTAAGACTCCTTACCTTGCGCCAGTTGAGGCTATTGAAGGATTGGAAAACTACTGGGCTACTGCCAACACCGAAAACCATGCTTATCTAGCGTACAACCATGCGGACGAGAATGGAAACGCAATTCCTAGACCGGAGAGGGCACAAGCTCCAATGAGCGCACCGGTTTACATGGAAGGCATGCAGACCGCTGAAAATGAGATGATGATGACCTCTGGGCAGTATCAACAAAGTTTCGGTGCTGAAGGTCAAGAATTATCTGGGGTTGCTATTGATAAGCGCAAATATCAGGGAGAGAGGGTAACTTATCACTTTCAAGATATGCAAAACATGGCTATTCAGTTCACCGGTAAGATTCTTATTGACTTAATCCCACACATTTACGACACCAAACGGACGGTTCGTATTTTGGGTGAAGACGGTGAAGAACAACAGATTATGATTGATCCTAATCTGAAGGAAGCCTTTAAGCAGATGGAACATAAGGAGGAGGCTAAAGTCTCCACTATTTTCAACCCCTCCGTTGGTACTTATGACGTAGTAGCTGAGTGCGGATCTAATTACGACACGAGAAGACAAGAGGCTTTCTCTGCAATGTCTCAAATGATCGCACAACAACCTCAATTAGCTCAGGTTATCGGTGATCTTTATATGGGATCGGCAGACTTCCCGAACGCTGACAAACTTCAGGAACGGATGAGAAACTGGATTCCTCCTGCAATTTTAGGGACTGGCCCGAGCGAGACTGAGCAAGCATTGACTGCTCAACTCCAACAGGCTCAACAAGTTATTGCTGCGCTGACTCAGCAAGTACAAGATAAATCCATTGATCAGAAAATGGAGAAACAACGCTTGGATATGGACGCATTGAATCATTTGGCGATTCGTCTGGAAAAAGAGCGTGACAGTTTAATTAGTGCTTTCAAAGCTGAGACTGAAAGGTTGAAGGCATTAATTACGGATGTGAACCCTGTGCAGATGGGTGAAATCACAAGCAAGATGGTGAGCGAGATAGAAGGCGCTGACAATCCTGCTAGAGATTTCAACCCAGACCGTATAGACCCCTCACAATATTTGCAAGCAGAAATTCCCACTATCACAGGATAAAAATGGAAACAACCGTTGACCAACCAGTAAACGAAGGAACAACTCCACAAGCTGACGCAACCAATGCCAATCAGCAAACTCCAGAGGCGAAAGCTCCTGAAGCCAAAGACAACTCCTATCACGACCTACCCGAATGGGCTAGAAAACGGATGGGTGAACTTGCAGCAGCTAAGAACTCGGCAGCCGAACAACTCGCAGCTCTCAAGGCGCAGATTCAAGTTCAGCAAGAACCTCAACAGTCCTATCAACCTCAGCAAAATGTCGAGGAATTGGCTACTCAGATCGCTAATCAGCGTCTTCAGGAGCAGACTTTCCTTAATAAGATGAATGATATTGAGAAAAGGGCAAAAGAGGAGTTTGGCCAGGATTACGACCGTTCCGTTCAAAATTTACAGTTGGCAGGGGTTGGAGGAAACGATTTTCTCCATGCTTTAGCTGAAGTTCCCAATCCTGAGAAGGTAATTACCTGGCTTGGAAAGTCTGAGAATGTGAACGATGCAATCCGAATTGCAAGTCTCAGCCCAATGCAACTGGGTATTGAGTTGACCAAGTTATCAACAAAGGCAGCCAAAGAACTCAGCAAACAAAAGTCTAGCGCCCCTGCTCCGGTGGGGGAAGTTTCCGGTGGATCGTCTGCACCGACTGGTGGTGGTGCTGAACCTCCGATGAGCGATACCGAGGCTTGGGTTGCTTGGAGAAGGCAAACTGCTAGAAAAAAGCGTTGATTAGTTGATAAGTTAAAAAAAACGCATTAGAATCGGGTACAGGCAGAAACGAGCCGTAAATCGTTGTGTTGGGCCGTTAAATGTTTGTCTCCATAGGCCAGGGGAAATTAGGAGTTTACCGAAAGGTAAGCAATTCATTTCTTTTGTTCATAAGGAGGTAGTTCAACATGACTACTAATTCTCTACTGACGATTAATCAGATCACCAACGAAGCGGTGCGTCTGTTTACTCAATCTAATGCGTTTTTACGCACTGTTAGCCGTCAATATGACGATCAATTTGCTCGTACAGGTGCAAAAATAGGTTCAGCACTCCGTATCCGTTTACCCAACGATTACACTGTGTCAACTGGCCCTGCAATTACACCTCAAGGCACTAACGAACAAAACACATCTTTGACTGTGGCAACACAAGCAAACGTACCTGTTTCGTTTGGTACTGCTGAGAAAACATTGTCTTTGGACGATTTCTCTGAGCGTATTCTTGCTCCTGCCGTTAATCGTCTCGCAGCATACGTTGCAGCCGACTTAATGAACGTAGCTTCACAATCAGCCAACATCACACCAAACTTGAGTGGTTCAACACTATCAAGCCCAAATGCGACTACATGGTTGACTGCTGGATCTGCACTTGATCAAAACTTGTCTCCAAGAATGGATCGTAAGATTATTCTTGATCCAGTTACTCAAGCTCGTACAGTGTCTTCATTGGCCGGTTTATTTAACCCACAAGTTAAAATCGGTGAAAACTATGAAACTGGTATTATTACCAAGGACACACTCGGATTTGACTGGATGTATGACCAAACTACTCTGGTTCACACAGTAGGTTCGTTCTCTGCCGGTACTGTTAACGGTGCAAGCCAAACAGGTACAACTCTGACAGTTAACGCTATCACTGGTACATTGAACCAAGGTGACATCATCACTATCGCGGGTGTATATGCAATTAACCGTTTGACTGGCAACTCACAAGGTCAGCTCCGTCAATTCGTTGTTACATCTAACGTAAACTCTGGTGCTACAAGCATACCAATTTACCCTGCTATTACTCCTGCTCCCGCAGCGTTTAATACAGTAAATGCATCTCCTGCTAACTCAGCAGCGATCAGCCTGGTAATGCCTGCATCATCTAGCTATCGTCAGAACATTGCATACTTCCCAGAGGCTTTCACGTTGGCAACTGCTGACTTAGAGATGCCTACTGCCGGTGTTGTGCAAGCTGCTCGTGCTCAGTTTGATGGTATCTCCTTACGTATGATTGAGGCTTATGATGTTATGTCAGACTCCTTGATCACTCGTTTGGATATTTTGTACGGCTACGCTGCGATTCGTCCAGAGTGGTCATGTATTGTTCCTGATATCGTTTAATGGCATTAGAAACATACTACAGGGGTAAGTTAGTTACTCCTGTGTACACTTTCGTAGAGTTCCCCAAGTGGGTCACTGACTCGCTTGGGAAACAACATCTTGTTCAGAATCCTGAAGAAGAAGCACAAGTTTTAACAGTTCCAGAGCAAAAAGAAACTAAGAGGGGCAGACCAAAAAATGACTCAACCGCTGCCGACAACACCCTCTGATCTAATCACTCAAGCGTTAAAAATAGCAAACGTCATTGGTGTTGGTCAGACTCCAAATGCTACTGACATCAATGATTGTTTCAACCAATTAAACATGATGCTTGCCCAGTGGCAACGCAGACGTTATATGGTGTATAACCTGGTAACAACTTCTAAGGTTGCTACAGGACAAATTTCATACACAATCGGAACTGGTGGTGATTTCAACATTACCAGACCAGTCAAATTAGAATCAGCGTTTTTTAGGATGCAATCTGGCAGTCCTTTACCAGTGGATTATCCACTCGAAGTATTAAGGGCTAATGAGGATTACAACCGGATTTCCATTAAGAAACTGAACGCTTTTCCTCAGTATATTTATTACAACACCGGTTACCCACTAGGCACTATTTACGTCTGGCCTGTACCCAATAATCAGTATGAGATTTTCCTAACTGTAATGACACAGTTGGAGGCTTTTCAGACGATTACGGATACTGTAACCATGCCTCCAGAGTATCTTTCAGCGATGCAATGGAACTTAGCTCGAATTATCTGTGTTATTTATGGTTTACCGATTACTCCAGAACTCACAGGGTATGCAGAGGCATCCATGAGAGCGATTGAGGAAGTCAACTCACAAATTCCACTTCTCCATATGCCTGTAGCACTCAGAGGAAAGTCTGGTGCATACAATATTTATGGAGATTTCTACGTTGGTAGTGCCGGATAATGGGAAAGGCAGCACTAACTACTGGTGCTTACCAGACCAAAAGTATCATTGCAGGGGCGCAACGGTGTATTAATTTGTACATGGAGCAAAATCCTGATGGAGTGGTGTTTCCTTTTACGCACTATCCCACGCCTGGTCTGACAACTGTAGCAAGTTCGGGTCAAACATCTTGGAGAGGACTTTACTATGCAAGTAATAATCAACTTTATGGTGTTTGTGGCAACACTTTTTACAGCATTAGCACTGATTGGATTCTTAGTCCTATTGGCACTCTCGCAAGTTCCACTGGCACTGTTTCGATGGTTGACAATCAAGTTGATTTGTTGATTGTTGACGGAACAAGCGCAGGATACGACTACAACATCACGACCAATACTTTTACAAAAATCAATCAGCCAGGTTTTTACGGTTCAAACCAAGTCAATTATGTCGATGGTTACTTTGTTTGTAACTATCCAGGTACTCGGGAATGGTACATTTCCTTGATAAATACCGCAGAGTTTGACCCTTTGTATTACGCTTCTAAGTCTGGTTCACCTGATAATTTGGTTGGCATAGGCATATCAAGACGTTATATCTACTTACTGGGTGAATTTACTTCCGAAGTCTGGTTTAACGCAGGAAATACTTCTTTTCCTTTCCAGATTCTCCCAGGTTCATTTATTCAATATGGATGCGCTGCAACTAATTCAATAGCTCAAATGGACGGTGAGGTTTACTGGTTGGCTCAAAGTCCTCAAGGTCAGGCTTATGTCTGCCGTAGCCAAAACTTTGGTGCGGTTCAGATCTCTACCTTTGCGATGGATCAAGAGTTTCAGACTTACGGTAAATTATCAGATGCTATTGGGTATACATACGAAGTAAATGGTCACTTCTTTTATGTATTGACATTACCACAAGCTAATAAAACTTGGGTGTTTGACTTATCTAACAATCAATGGAATGAGTGGTTATGGACGGACAATGATGGTAATTTTAATCGTCATCGGAGCAATTGTTTTGCTTTTGCTAACGGAAATCTTGTAGTTGGAGACTGGCAAAACGGCAATTTATACGTTTTAGATCAAAACAATTATTCTGATTTTGGTGGCCCAATTGTGAGAGTTCGCAGTTTCTACCACACCGAAGACGATGATTCAAACCGTCTAAGATACAAACAATTTATCGCTGAAATGGAATCGGGCAATGCTCCGGCAACCGTTTATCTATCTTGGTCAGATGATCGAGGAAAGACTTACGGCAACCCAGTTGGTCAAACGATGGGCACGACTGGGCAGTATTTGACTTCAATATCTTGGTGGCGGTTGGGAATGGCTAGAGATAGGGTATTTCAATTGCAATGGTCAGATCCGGTGAAGACTGCTCTGAACGGTGCTTTTGTTGACGTTGCACAGAACCACAAATGAGCAATCTATCCTCCAATCTCCCACATCTAGGTGTACCGTTCCTGAATGGTGATGGATCGGTAAATCAGACATGGTTGATGTTTTTGGTTCAGGTTTATCAAAGGACAGGAGGCCCAGATACTCCTCCTTTGAACTTGACTCAAATTCAAAGCGAAGGACTTTTTAATTTAACGGTTGAGCCGGTTAACGGATTTTCTGGAACTGTAGTTCCTGGACAAAATGCGACTTTAACCTTGGATACAACGGTTTCTGGAATTATTTATGGTAGTGGGGGCGCAATGAAGCCGGTGACGATAGGGGCGAACCTTAACTTCACCAATGGCACTCTTACTGCGACAGGAGGGGGAACTTCTCCAACTGGTTACGCTTTCTCTGCGAGGCATGGATGATAAGACTTGACACAGTAAATAGATCACTTCAGATGTTCTTAGGGGCAGCTACGACTAGCAATCCCTTGCAAGTTATCGTCTGTTATTCAGATCAAACTTTATCGACTTATCAGGGTTCGACTCAACTATCCAACTCTAACGGCACGACTGCGGTCACAATCTGCTCTGCTCCTGCATCTGGGGCAACCAGAGATATTGATATGTTGTCGGTGCTCAATACCGATACGGTTGCAGCCAACGTCACAATTGAAGTGGTTGATACTTCCACGCCTTATCAGTTGATTTATGTCCAACTGAGCGCACAAGACAAGTTAACTTATACGCATGGAAGCGGTTGGCAGATAGTCACTTCTCAGGGAAATATCAAGTATTCCGTTCAATCAGTGCCTGGGGTGACTTCTTTTAACTCTAGAACTGGGGTTGTAACGCTTACTTCGAGCGATGTAACTACGGCATTGACTTATACTCCTGCGCCCCAAACTTCCGGCACATCTTTACTTTATGGTAATGGATCGGGGGGTTTCTCAAATGTAACGATTGGTAGTGGGGTGACTTTCTCGGGGGGAACACTCTCAGCTACAGGTACTGGTACTGTAACTAGTGTTGCTCTAACTGTACCTACAGGGTTTAGTGTTATTGGTTCTCCAGTTACTAGCTCAGGTACTCTAGCTATATCTACAAGCCTTAGTGGGATTATTAAAGGTACTGGCAGTGGGTTTACGACAGCTACTAGCGGTACTGATTACGCACCGGCAACAAGTGGATCATCTATTTTGTACGGTAACGGATCGGGTGGCTTTTCAAACGTCACAATTGGTTCTGGAGTATCTTTTACCGCAGGGACTTTATCAGCTACTGGATCGGGCGGTACGGTAACTAGCGTTGGATTATCACTTCCATCTATTTTTTCTGTAACTGGTTCGCCTGTTACTGGTTCAGGCACTTTGACGGCTACTTTAGCAACTGAGTCGGCAAATACTGTTTTTGCAGGGCCAACAACAGGCGCAGCAGCAACTCCCACATTTAGATCATTGGTTAATGCTGATTTTCCAACTTCAGGGGTTAGCTCTGGTACTTATGGATCAGGCTCAGTTGTTCCAGTTATTACAGTTAATTCTCAAGGTATTGTTACTTCGGTCACAACGGCAGCGACAAACGCACCGGCTTATCAAGGAACTTGGAACGCAAGTACAAATACTCCGACTTTGACTTCTTCAGTAGGAACTCAAGGATATTACTATGTAGTATCTACTGCCGGAACAACAAACTTAGACGGTAATGCAGTTTGGGTGGTTGGAGATTGGGCAATATTTGGTAATGGTAAATGGGAAAGAATCCCAGGGTCTGCAAGTGAATCCTTTACAAATCTGACTACGGCTAACTTAGCGGTAACTGGTTTGACAGGGTATATGTATGCCAATGGATCGAGCAATGTAACGTCTTCTACAACAATACCAACAACGGCATTGTCTGGAACGATTACAAATGCTCAACTTGCCAACTCAACCATTTCGGGGGTTGCTTTAGGTAATAGTTTATTTAACCTTACCGCAGGAACGAATGTAACTTTTAGCAGTGGGTCAACTTATAACGGATCAACTGCAATCACAATTAATGCGTCATCAACGATGGTTTATCCAGGCGCAGGGATACCAAATTCGACTGGTAGTGCTTGGGGTACATCTTACTCAACGACTGGATCTGGAACGGTTGTAGCTTTGGCAACTTCACCGACTTTGGTTACTCCTATCCTTGGAACTCCTCAGTCTGGTAACTTCTCGACTGGTACGTTTACTTGGCCTACATTCAATCAGAATACAACCGGAAACGCTGCGACTGCTACTTTAGCAACAACTGCGACTAATTTGGCGGGTGGTGCAGCAAGTCAAATCCCTTATCAAACAGGATCGGGGGCTACTTCTTTTATTGCTAACGGAACAACTGGACAAGTTTTAACAAGCAATGGCGCTTCAGCACCTACTTGGACAACGCTTACATCTTTGGTCACTATTTCTGATCAAACATCAAGTTCTAGCACTTTTTACCCTGCATTTTTAAATGCAACGACTGGCACAGTTTCAGTAATTGACACAAGTTCTACAAAACTTCAATATGTACCAAGTACAGGTACTTTTACTTCTACGGTTTTTAGTGGTGGAAGTTTTATAGGAACTGAAACAATCACTGGCTCATTGTCTGCCGGTGCTTTTAGTTATGGAACTCTTGGTTATTCAGATGTAAATATATTTGGTTCATTTACTTCAAGCGTAAATACTTACAACCAGATCATTTTACAAAACACCAATTCTGGATCGGCAGCATCGACAGATTACGTTGTTTCTAACAATCTAGGGACTTCAACCACTTATTACGGTGATTTCGGGATGAACTCGTCCACTTTTAGTGGTACTGGTTCTTTATCTTTGGCTAATGCGGTTTATTTAACTGCAACGTCAAGCGATTTGTCAATTGGAACGACAACCGCTAACCCTATTCACTTCGTTATTGGTGGTAGTGCAACCGATGCAATGACTATTAATACCAGTGGAGCGCTTGCACTTAATGGACAATACGGTACTTCAGGACAAGTCTTGAGTTCAGGTGGTTCTAGCGGTGTTCCCACTTGGATAAATGCCGGAAGTGGTGGATCATCTCCTCCTGCTTTAAATGTAACATTACAACAAAATTTCGGAGGTTTCCTATAAATGGCTTCTAATACTTCACCAATTTTTCCATTAACCCCTATTGTTGGTATTGCAACGCTAACCTCGGCTACTGCGATTACTTCCAGGGCTAACATTACCGGCACAACTGGCTTGGTTCAATTGACTGCAACCTCTACCAACGGAACAAAAGTAGACGCAATTACGGTCACTGCCAAGGGTACGACAGTAGCTAATATTGTAGATATTTGGATTTATAACGGCACAACTTCATTCTTGTACGCTGAAATCCCAGTATCTGCGATCACTCCGAGCACGACAGTCCAGGCTTTTACGACAACAGTGACGTTTAACAACTTGGTTTTACCTCCAACTTATCAATTGTATATCTCTGAACAAGTAGGCACGACAAGCGCAGATTTGAATATTATGGCTTTTGGAGGTCAATACTAATGGCTTTCCCAGGTCAGTCTTTTCAATTCAATCAGACTGTGCCGGTGGTACAGGCAACGACTCCGTTTGTGGTTAACTCTCAAACGGTAACTTCTAGCTACGCAATTCCAGTGGGTTCGAGTTGCGTTTCTGGTGGGCCAGTTACGATCAATTCAGGGGCTACGGTGACAATCCCAACAGGAAGTAAATGGATCATTTTATAAAAGACTTTATTGAATCCGTCATGCGGGACGATAGAGTTTGGAAGTGGGTTAAGGTTGATGGGATTAAAAAAGAGAATTTTGGGTATCAAGAGAGCGAGATTTACTACACAAATACGCATGGTTTTGTGATGTTTAGACCCGCAACTCCGACAATGTACGAGGTTCACATTTGTATGTTGAAGGGGGCAAAAGAAGTGGATTCTTTCTTTTTAGATTGTCTTGAGAAAATGAGGCAAAAAGGAGCAAGAAAGTTCCTCGGAACTATTGGTGAATGGAACACCTCTGCGTTAAAATTAGCACTGCGGTGCGGATTTGTCGAGGAGGGTAGGATTAGCAAGGCTTACCGTAGAGATGGTGTAGATCGGTCTATGGTAATGATGGGGAGAGAATAATGTCTTTTATTGCAAATGCAGTTCGTGATTTAACAGGGGCAAATCAACAAGCCAAAGCTGCAACTGATGCTGCGAATACTCAAGCTGCAGCAGCTAAATATGCAGCGGATTTGCAAAACTCACAGTTTCAGCAAACTCAGCAGAATTTAGCTCCTTATATGGGTCTTGGTACGGCAGCGATGCCTCAACTTATGAGCCTTTTAGGTCTTGGCCCACAAGGAAGTCAAGGGATTCAGTCTACTTTGGCTAATACTCCTGGCTATCAATTTACTTTAAATCAAGGACTTCAACAGTTACAGAATCAACAATCTGCGACTGGTCAGAATTTATCTGGGGCGCAACAAAAAGGGTTGCAACAATACACAACCGGATTGGCTCAAAGTAATTATCAACAATATTTGAATAATTACATGAATACGGTAGGAATGGGGCAAAACGCTGCTGCCGGTCTTGGTGGACTTGGTGCAGCCAATGCTTCATCCGTAGGGAATGCCCTAATGGGTGGAGCAAATGCAACCGCAGCAGGACAAGTTGCAGCAGGAAACGCTCAATCTAATTCTTTAAATAGTTTGATGCAATTAGGATTGGGAGGAGCAGGAATTTATTCTCTTGGTGCTAAATCAGGATTGAACTCTGCAATAACTAATTTATTTAGCGGTACTGGTGGAGCTGCTGCTACAGGCGGTGTTTCAGATGCAGTTTTAGCATTAGGGTAAAGGATAAAAATATGCCAATAGATCCATCAATAATCCCTACAAAACAAACCATACCCGATTTCGGTGGGTTTGTGAATAATCTTATGAACTTGCAAAAGAACAATATTGCGGTTCAACAAGGCGATCTTCAACTTCAGCAACTTCAACAAGAGATTGCGTTAAATAAAGCATCTTCCAAAGCTATCCAACAAAACACGGACGAAAACGGAAATGTAAATATCCCTGGTGTTATTAGTATGCTTTCCAAGTCTCCAGAGGCAGCGACTAATTTAGCACCAACAATTACATCTTTACTTGGTCAACAAGGAACTCAACAAGAAAATATCAACAAAAAACTAGGAAATCTGGTTCAAAAGAACACTATTTCTGGTCAGCGTTTGGGTGGATTGGTTGAAAAAATTGATAAAGGTGGTGTTGTAACTCCAGACGAGCATGCAAAAGAAATGGCAGCGTTGATTGCTCAAGGAGCATTAACTCCAGACGAGGCTCTTTTACATTTAAGAATGGCCCCTACTCCAACTGGAGACAAAAAGAAAGATCAAGAGGCTTATCACAACTTTATCAAACAAGAGCATTTTGCAACAATATCCAATGCGGATCAGCTAAATAAACTTCTTGGCACTTTACAACCAGGCGCAAACGGTCAACCGGCATCTATTTACGACCCTATTACTGGCACATTTAAGCCTGTACAGTACGCAAATCCTAATCAAGCACAACCGCAGACTAACTTAGCTCCTGGCGCATCTGGTACACCTCCTGGACAGTTTCCTAGCGCACCTCCACAAACTCAAGACCCAGTGGCATCTCAATTGATGTTCCCTGTTCGTCAACCTGGAACTAATTACGCACCATTGCCAAATGAGGACACAAAGACTCAAGAAGGCGGTCAATACGTCAGTGGATTGATTGACAGAAAGAAAAACCTTGTCACAGACCGTAGAAACTTGGATGAAATGCTCAAACAAGTTGAAAAGGTCAAAGAGGAAACAATGCGGATTCCAGGCGGTGATTTGCCTGTAGTTGGTGGTGCAGTCAATCTTGCAAATAAAGGAATTAGATACGCAAGTAGCATGGTTGCAGATCCAAAGTATCAGCAATTGTCAAAAGACATTGCAAATATGCAGATATCCAATCTAAAAGCTGCCGGTGGTTCAATGGATACGGTTGCAGGACAGGCTTTACAGGCTCATGCAAACGGAAGTGAAGTCTATGATCCAGATGTGCTCTTAAACATTGGAAGACGAGCAAAATCAGACATGAAGAATCTTGATCTTCAAACGGACGCAGCAACCAAGTTTATTAAGCGTTATGGCGCAAATAACATGGACACATTTAAGAAGATTTGGGGCGATAACGCAGACAGTAAATTATTTGAAATGATGAATCATCACGAAGATAAGACAATGACGGATGAGCAGAAAAAGCAAAAACGTGATGAATTAGCCGGTATAACTCCTGGAATGTCTGCTGAGAAAAAGAAAGAACTATTAAAAGAATTCAAAGACAAGCACGAAGTTATTCAAAAATTAGTTAACACAGGCGGTTTGTAATGGGATCATTTGCTGATTTTCTTGATGACGTTGAGACTGAAAAGCCTCAATCTAAAAATGTTCCTGCACCGATCAGGAATAACAATCCAGGCGCACTCATGCCTGGTGGAAAGTTGGCACAGTACAAAACTCCAGAGGAAGGACTTGCAGCACTTGATAAGAACTTAGCAAGTTACGGAAAAAAAGGTGTAAGCACTTTAGCGGATGTAATCTCTAAATGGGCGCCTCCTAATGAGAACGACACAAACTCTTATATTGCTCACGTTGCAAAAGTTGCAGGACTTGATCCAAATCAAAAGATTGATTTAAGTAATCCGGTGATTCGTCATCAAATATCTGCCGGAATTGTTCAGCATGAGAATGGAACTAAAGCCATTTATCAACCGTCTGCACAAACCAAATCAACTCCCTCAGACTTTGCCAGTTTCTTAGAAGATGTAGGAGAAACACCAAGTCAAGCTAAATCTGTAGCTCCAGTTGTCCAACAAGCCCCTCAAGTAACTCAGACTGCGCCAGTCGTTCAAGCTCCTGCAAGACAGATGAACGCAGGGGAAAAGATGTATCAAAACAGAATCAATGCCTTAAAAGACTTAGGTATTGGTCTTTCATCATTGGCAGATGTGACAGTTGGTAATATTTTGCCTGGAATTGCTGGGCCAATAACATACAACGTAGCTAGAGCGTTGCAACAAAACGATCAACAAGCACAAGCAACATCGGCTAAAGTTACTGGTGCTCTTGAAAAACCTTTTGGTAAGACTTTTGGAGTTACCGAAACTCCTGCTTATAAAAATGAATTGTCTCAAAATGCTTTAAACTTTATTGGTGAGAATATTAATAAAGGAGCGCAGTATATATCCGAGAAGACAGGAATTCCAACTGGGGACGTTCAAAGTTACATTAATTCTTTGACTTTAGCAGCCGGTAAGCCTGTAGGTCAAGCAATGGGTAAAGTTGGAGGTGCAGCATTAAATCAAGGTGCTAAGTTAGCCCAAGAGTTTAAAGAGGTTACAACTCCTCCAATGAAAACTGAAATTGCCCAACCTAGCGAGGTAATGGCAGGATCAACAGGCGCAGCAAAAGCACAAAACAATCCATTTGCCGGTGAAATTACAGGCGAAGAAAAGGCTAATAGAGAATTATTCCCTGCTTACAAACTTTCAAAATCTCCTAAAGATGCTTCAGTTCGTGAGCAAAATATTAGATCTGAAGTGGCAAGTACGATTAATCCTAACGGTAGAGTTCGTGAAGGTGTAATTACTGGAAACGAAAATACTTTAAGAAACGAGCATCAAGAGGCTAAAAACCCAGATCGAACACCAAAAGGTGAATTGTTAAGGCAACAAATTGCTGAAGAACAAAATGCTTTGTCTGATTTTGCTCAAAAGCGGATCGAAGCTACTGGGGCATCTCCTAGTCTTACCAATGACGAACAAAGAGGCATGAAAATCAATGATGTTTTTTACGGAAAACATGAAATTGGTGCGGAAGAACCTACAAGCCTTAAAGGATTTTTACAAGAGGCTAAACAGACAATCTTTAAAGATGCAAAAGATAAGATTGGAGATACTCCAATTGAAACAAATCATGTTGATACTTTGCTAAAAAATCCACAATGGAACGCTTCTTTAAAATTACATGGAACTACTGAAGTTGCTCAAGGCGCTGCCGAACTTATTAAACTTGCAAAAGAAGTAGGATTTGCTGATAAATTTGGGAATGTATATCCTCCTGGATCTGTTTCTGCCTTTGACGCAGTTAGAAAACGTATAAATGCCTCATGGACACATGAGAAAGCAAGCACAATTTCAGACATTAATTCAGCTATTGATCGTGATATTGCCGAAGTTGCAGATCCAAAGTTATATAAACTTGGTGACAGAATCCATCAAGCCGAACAACACATTTATGAAGCTGAAGGTCTTAAAAAGTTATTTGGTGAAACTGATCAAAATGGTATTGTTAAGTCAACAACTCCAAACGAAAAGATACCTAGTAAATTAAACAATTTACGCAAAGATCAATGGAGGCATGTTAGAGGAACATTGGAAGATTTGTCCAAAGGTATAGTTAGAGGTGCACCTGAAGGTCTACCTCCAGTGCCTGAGAGTTTACGCAAATCTGCCAAGTCTGCACTTGCTGAAATAGATGGTGCTTTAGCTCGTGAAGTATATAATGCAGGAGGGGGAAGGGCAGGAGTTTGGAATCAAAACGATGTAAACAAAATGCTTAACTCAGTCGTTGGAGAAAAGATTGCTGAAACATTTAGTCCTAGTGAAGTTAGAAACTATCATGTTTTAAATGTTGGTGGTCACATCATGCCTGGGATTCATGGGTATGAAGGAGGAGCAGCTCAAGCGCAACGAATTGAAATGCTTGCAAGTCATGCACCGAAGATTGGCGCAGCAGTAGGCACTACAGTTGGAGGCGTAATTAGCGGTGGAAATCCTTATGTTGCTGCTGCCGGTGGTTATGTTGGTAAAAATTTGGGTACGTCTTTTCGTGAAAGTTCGCTTCAAAATGCTTTAAATAAAGCAGCGACTGAAACAGAAAAGAACATGCAAAAAAATGCTAAACGTCCTAGCATACTGAACCTCAGAGAGAACAAAAAGGATTGATATATGAGTGGAATAATCCCAAACGGTAGGCAACAATTCTTTAATTCCAATGGTGGCCCATTGGCGGGGGGATTTGTCTATTACTACATCCCAGGCACAACAACATTCAAAAACACCTATCAGGATGATACTTTAACAACTCTCAACACCAATCCTATTGTTCTTGATGGAATTGGAAGTTGCCAGGCTTACGGTTCAGGCTCTTACCGTCAGCAAGTCTATGATGTGAATATGAATCTGATTTGGGATGTTCAGACAGATGCGCCCCAATCTTTTTCATTTTCTGATTACACTATATCGGAATCTAACAGTAAGCTATTTTTCTATTTCCAAGGCACTCCGATAGCTTCCTTGGATCAGTACGGAAACTGGAAGACTCTTGGATCTGTATATAGTGCAACAACCCCATAAGGAACGAACATGGCAGGAACAACAATCGGGGCAAATGGCATATTACTGAGTAACTGGACAACGTCTACAAGACCAACCAGTCCGGCACTTGGTCAGATGGGATACAACTCCACTATTTTTAACGTAGAGACTTGGAACGGTATCAGATGGGCACAAGGTGGAGGATCTGGTACTGGTGGGGGATCGGACACAGTATTTGTTGAAAATGGTCAAACTGTAACTACTTCTTATACAATACCAACAGGATATAGCGCAAGCAGTACTGGCCCGATCACAATCAATTCTGGCGCAACAATAACAATTCCTAGCGGTAGTCGTTGGGTAATTTTGTAGAGGAAATTAATTATGAGTTATGGATCAGGTTTAATGGATGTAGTTCAGTCAAGTACGACTGGAGTTGCTCCTCAGTTTAATGATGGGTCGGGTACGCAAATTGGTACGCTTTGCAAGGCTTGGGTAAATTTTGCCGGTGCAAGTGGAACTCGTAATGGTTATTTTAATGTTAGTTCAGTTACTAGAAATTCAACAGGAAATTACACAGTTAATTTTACAAATGCAATGCCTAATGCTAATTATAGTGCGGTAGCCGCACTTGATAGTGGTGCTGTTATTCGAGTTTCAACTTATACGACAAGTTCTATAACTGTAGCAACTTACAATACATCATTTGGTGTTTTTGATGCAACAACTGTTTCTGTTTCAGTATTTAGTTGATAAGGATAAAACAAAATGAATATTATAAATGCCGTATCTGGAACAGGAATAACACAGACTGCCGATGGTTCAGGATTAATAAAAGTACAATCAAACGGAGTTACGACTAATGCGTTGGCTTGGGGTAATTTTTATTACACAGGCTCTGTAATGTCTACGAGATCTTCTTATAACGTCAGCAGTATTACAAGAAACGGTACTGGTGATTACACAATAAATTACACAACTGCCTTTGCAGATTCAAATTATGCTTGGCTCGGGTCTACAAACCAAAACGCTGCTGGAAACGCTGCGAATATTTCTGTGGGCTACCAAGATAACGGTTCTAACGTGTTGTACTCTACAACTCAAACTCGTATTTTGGTTAAATTCGGAAGCGGTTCAACTGTTTACGACCCACCTTCTGTAACTTTTGCGGTCTTTGGAAATTAAAAGGAATAAAAAATGTCACAAGTAATAGTATATACAAACACAAACAATGGTGTCTCGGTCTGCGTCCCTACTGGCGAACTACCAATTCAAACCGTCTTAGTTAAAGATGCTCCTGCCGGTGCGGTAATCGTTGATGATTCAACACTACCCCAAGGCGATGATGCTTTATTCTTTAACGCATGGACACTAAGCGGAACAACTGTAACAGTTGACATGACCAAAGCTAAAACAGAAGCTACAAATCAGTTGAACGCAATGGCTTATGCTGAAGTACAACATAGAGCAAACAAAGCAGGGATTGGAATGTCAAACGTGATGGCAGACTCTGATTGGACTACCGCACTCACAACGGCTAGATCTGCGATTACTGCATCTACAACAACCGCACAACTTGTCGCTGCAATTGCACCGGTTCAGTCTGCTATTACTGCTAACGCTTAAGGGGAACTACCTTGTCCATAATTTTAGACGGTTCAAACGCTAATACGGTTGGCATACCTAACCTTGGCACTGCTCAGGCATCCACTTCGGGAACGGCAATAACTTTTACTGGTATTCCTAGTGGAGTTAAGCGTATTACTGTGATGTTAAATGGAGTTAGTACAAGTGGTACATCTATCCCTTTATTACAAGTAGGCGCAGGATCTGTAACTTCATCTGGTTATAACGCATTTACAACTGCAACATATACAACAAATGGAAATGCAACATCAACACAAGGATTTCCATTAAATACTTCCGCAAATTCGAGTGCAAATGATTTGTATTATGGAAACATATTTTTAACTTTAATAGGATCAAATACATGGGTAATTAATTTTGTACTTGGTATAAGTGCAGGGGGTAATACTACTGCCCAAGGAGGTGGATCAATAGCACTTTCTGGATCATTAGATCGTGTTCTTATTACAACTACAAACGGCACAGATACATTTGACGCAGGATCAATCAACATTCAATACGAGTAAATCATGGCAGAAATAGACCCAAATGTACTGAAAGAAGTTGCGAAAGAAGCCTTAAAAGAATGGCTAAACGATCAATTTGCTGCCTTTGGTAAGTTTACTTTAGGTGGATTAATGTCCGCAGCGTTTGCCGGTCTAGTCTATCTTTGGTTGGCCTCGCATGGTTGGGTTATCTCTAAGTAGGTGCAATCATAGATCCTTTTACTTTAGCGATGATGGCTCTCGGTGCGGTTAAATCGGGAGTTGCTTTTTACAAGGAAGCTAAATCAGTCGGTAAAGAGGCAATTGGGGTTATTACTGAGATCGCAGACGGTCTTGGGTCTTTTTTTGAACATCAAGAAAAGGCAATTGAGTATGCAAAAGAAATTGAGAAAAACCCGCCTAAAAACAAAAGTCTTCAAGCCATTGCCCTTGACAACGTCCTCAGACGAAAAAGACTTGAACAAGCCGAGGCAGACCTTAGAACAATGCTTACATGGGAAGCCCCTCCAGAATTAGGATCACTCTGGGCAGACTTCCAAGAGGAACGATCTAAGCTAATGGCAGACAAGTCTAAGTTTGACAAAGCGCAAAAAAAAAGGACGAACAAGAACGTATACAACTTCAGTCTGATAGAGAAGATTTTC